GGAAAACCCGATTTTTTTTTTTTTAAGGAACCCCACATGACGAAATTCCTGCATGACCAGCAGACCGACATCGAGGACGACATCTACAACGACGCCGCCCTCATGCGGGAGTTCAAGCACCAGATCAAGGGCCTGCGCATCAGCGTGGTGCCCCGGTGCAAGACGCAGATCGGGGAAGGGCATCGGACGGTGCTGGCGGATTTGGTGCGGCGGATACAGTTGGAGGCCGACCAAGTATGACGACCCATTACACCAACACCAAAAAAGACAAGCGAGCCATCATCAAGGAGATCACGGACCTGATGGAACGCGCGGACTGGATCGAAACCAACGTCCCGTTTGGCACCAAGGCGGACAATTATGTCAGCGGTAGTGTGTGGAACCACTCCATGTACGACGGCACCGTGACCATCTACCTGCGACTGGACGGCATCAAGCCCAAGGCCAAGATCAAGAAGCGAGGCACCAAATGACGACCCCCGAAACCATATGCCAGCAGGCCGACCGCATCACCACCGGCGAACGCGCCGACGTGTACGGGCACCCCAGCGTGAACTTCGGCAACATCGCGGCCCTATGGTCCACCTACCTAGGGCAGAAGATCACGGCCGAGCAGGTGGCCGTGTGCCAGATCCTTGTCAAGATCGAGCGTCTGCGGCACGCACCGGGACACAGGGACAGTGTCGTCGATGTTGCTGGCTATGCTAATTGCATGGGGTTGATTTTGGATCGGGCAGTGATGCCGGTGACGCCGCAGGAGACGCCAAAGAAATGTGCGTGTGTCCCTCCTCCCCTTAAAATTATTTGCGGGCCTGAGTATGACAAGTGCCCCGATTGTGGGGGCGTGTATGAGCATGGGACACCGCAGGACGGCGACTTGGGCAAGCTGCCGACCATCAAGAACACCCCGAACAGCATACCGTCTGTTCCCTACCCACGCGTTGAGGTCCCCTGCCACTGCAACATGGCAGATCTCCATTTGGATGGGCTGGACACAAACGGCAAGAAGTGTTGCATGAACTGCTACGGAGCTTTATGAACACCAACCTTTTCATCGGCTGCGACCCCGACCTGCACACCATGCCCATCGTATGGGTGGACGAAAAACTCGCCTGCGTGCGCATCGACCTGATCCGCAGCAAGGCCGGCGGCGCTCTGGAGATGATCCAAGCCCTCAAGCGGTCCTTTATGTCTAGCTTCTACGACGCCTTCGCCGTCGAGGCCCAAGAGATTTACCCTTCCGGCCCCAACCGCACCAAACGCCCGGACGACATCCTGCATCTGGGCCAGGTGGCGGGCGCGGCTCTGTGCTACCTCTCTGACCTAGCAGGCATCACCGTGGGCTACTTCCCCCTGCCCTGCCAGTGGAAGGGTCAGATGGACAAACTCGCCCACCACAAACGCATTTTGACCGCTGCCGGGATCGAGGACGAACTGTGGGTCTACAAGGGCGGTCCATCCGGCAAATACATCGCCATCAGCAAGGACGCCGGCATCCCCGGCCAAGCCGACCTGAACCTCGGTGATTACAAGCATGTTGTCGATGCCATTGGCCTTGCTCAGTACGCGGCCACGCGGTATCGTGATGAGAACCTCAAGGCCAAATTTTTAAAGGAAGCCCGCCGTGTCTGACCTCGTTCAGCCCCCGCTCGTACCCGCCCCCCATCCCATCAAGGCTCACCTGTTCGTGGTGGCTGCATTCGCCTTCAACACGAAGGACATGGCGGCCGACATTATCCTCACCGGCACCATGGCGCAGGACGACTCCGAGGCCAAGGCCATCATGGACGCCAAGAACCTGGAACTCCATCCGCCCGAGCAGCACTGGGCCGGGCACATGGTCCACTCCCAGATGATGGGCGACGACATGATCCTGGAGGCGGCCAGGCAGATCAACCCCAAGGGCTTCATCCCCCTGCTGACCGAACCGGCGCCCGAGGTCACGGAGGTCAACTACGGACCGCGGATCACGCCCAAAGGCCCCACCGCGACCAACCTGCTGCCTGCCCCCAGCCCCCTGTCGGAAAATCCCGTGCTGGCGTTTACGGGCACATTTTGCCCCCCTGTCGGTTAAGGGCAGAAGTCAAGAAAATTCACAAAAAGCATTTGCACTCCATGCTGGGTGGTGGTAGGATGTGGTTACGCCACATTTAACGCCTCAGGGAGAGATCCACGCATGGACCTCATCGACCACATGACCATCACTGGGTTAAAGGGTGTTACGGGCGTGGCGGGGTCCGCAATGACGTACTTCGTCGCGAGCCTGAACGGGGCGACGGAGTGGCTTCAATTCGCGGCGGTGGGGGCGGGCTTGTGTGTGGCGCTTTTGAGCGCCATTTCTATTGGGCTGGATATCAAACGCAAATTGCGGGAGTTGCGGAAATGAACTGGGAAACCTTCTTCACCGCCCTCGGAAGCATGATCGTACTGGTGACGCCGTGCATCGTTGTCATCATCCGGCAGATCCAGCAGGGGCAGAAAGACCACGCGGCCAACGATGCCCGGTTGAAGGCCCTTGAACAGCCCGATGCCATCACGCTGCCGCTCTTACCCGGCGGCATCCTGCAAAACCGTGGCGTGGGAGAGATGCCCCAGTTCACCGACCAACCGAAAGGGAACGCATGATTGGGTCCACGAAAATGATCCTGAACGATGAGACGATAATGCAGGCTTTGCAGGAACACTTCAACGCTCATTTAGTCCGCCCCGAAGTGACCGTCACCAAGATCGACAAGGTGTACAATAGCGGCGGCGGCTATGAGTGGGTCGCGTACATCGAGCCCGTCGTTATCCCTGTCACCGAAACCCCGAAGGAGCCAACCCCATGAAGAAATTCATCACCCTCGAATTCGTCGCCCTCGTCGCGTGCCTCGCTATCGCGGGGTGCGCCTCGCCGGGGCAACCGCCCAACGCGGGTAATACCCTCGTCGGCGTCGGCGTGGTCTTTGGCGGGGATGTCCTCATCGCCCAAGGCAATGCCCGCCTGCTCGCCGCCTACCAGCAGGGCAAGATTACTGCGACCCAATACGCCGCCCTGTACGCCCTCGAGGTGCAGGCACAGGCCGCAATCAACGGGCTTGGAGCGTCCATCTCGAGCAACACGCCACCGACCCAGGCCCAGTACGACGCGGCCCTTGCGGGCTTCCTTGTGCCACTGGCCCAGTTGGTGCCGACGCAGCTCCCGCCCCCGGTGACGACGCTGCCCGCGAAGTGACCTCTGGCGGCGGGACAGGGCGCGGTCAGGCAGACCGATGCTACCCTTCGGGGACCGTCCTCCCCGCCGCCCCGGCCTTTTGGAGAGTGCCATGAAACGCCCGGTATCCATCGCCGTCCTCGCCATCGCTCTGGCGTTTCTCACCGGATGCGAAACTATTTGGACCGTGAGCTTTTTCGGTGCGTCTCTTTCGGTCCAGTTCCCAAAACGTCCCACGCCGACGCTGACGGCCACGGTCGCGACGGTGCCCGCGGCAACTCAGGGAGCAAAGCCATGACCACGAAGAAGCCGCAGGTTAAGCGGTGGTAAAATCTCGCCCGGTCATCACACCAGGCTCCGCACCCTGCCCATTCCCTCCCGGAAAGGATGCTGATTTATGAGCAACCCCGCCCCACTCGATCAGGTGTTCAAGAAACTGGCACTGACTGTGCTGGTCATCCTCGGGCACTTCCAGCACGCGGGCGATTGGCACATCGTGCAGGCCCTCCGCGACCAGGGCTACACCGTCGTCGAACGCGAACAGTGCATCAACAACTCCGGCCCGAACGTCGTCACCCTCGAAGATGTCCAGGCCGCCGACGTGATTTACGTGTACAGCCACGGCCTTGCCAGCCTCCTGTACCTCACCCACGGATTCACCACGCCGATTCCCTGTCGGTTGCTTGTCGTCACCCTCGGCGTGCCCAATGCCGCTGGGATCGCGGGCTGGGATCTTTATGTTCCCTCCGAAATCGCCCGCGTCATCTGCTGGCAGGTCACTCCCGACAAGGCCACGCCGAACAGCGTACCGGTGAAGCCCATCGATGGGCGGATCGACCATGAGCTTTGGTGGGACTGGGGGGATACTAACGGCGAAGCGGCGATCCTCATGATGACCCCCGTACCGTCGCCTCGCCCCTACTGTCCCCGCGTGAATATCAACTGCAACGCCCTCGCCGCTGGGATGCTTCCGGTTCAAGCTCATTGCGAGGTGCCCAACATTCCCGACCTCATCGCGGCTCAGGTCCGCATCCACCGCGAACTGACAGGAGCCCCATGACCCCCATCGACGGCATCCTCGGATACTCAGCCGCATGGCCGCTGGCGGGCGACTCTCTAGACGCGTCCGGCCATGGCAACAACGGCACGCTGGTCAATGGCCCTACGACGTTCGTGAATGGCGTGCCGGGACCGACGATGAAAGCGGCGAGTCTTGCTGACAATTATACAGCTACACCCAAAATGACCTTTGGGTTGAAGTCCTTTAGTGTCGTATGCTCCTTTTTGGCGACAAGTTCAACGCAGACAAATTATCGTGATTTTGGCATTTAGGATTGAGCTAAACGATGACACGCACAGTCAACCCTGATATTTCCCGCAATCCCCGCATCGACGAGGACCCCGAAAAGTTGCGGGCGCTATGCCAAGCGCGGACGATCGAGATGGGGGAATATCGCCTCCAGAGAGACAGCCTCCTGGTCGAGGTCGAGAAACAGAAGGCCGAACTGGTGGTGGTGCGGCAACTCATCGAACAGTACCGCCGGCGTGTGGCGACTCTCGAAAAGACGGAGTGACTCAATGGCACAAACAACCACGATGCTCCCACGGGTCGCCACCAGCAGCTCCACCACGCCGCTGGCTTACCCCATCGCCGGCATGGCCGCGGGCGACATTCTGGCAGCGGTCGTCTCCAAAACGTTCGTGGACAACCTCGTCGATGACGGATTTTCGATCATTGACAACCTCTCCACAGGCGCATGGTCACATATCAATACGGCCGTCGAACCCGGAACGCATCACGGGCAAGTTCTCTGGTGGTACCACGGGACCGCCTCCATCTCGACAGCCTACCTCATCACCACCAACGCAACCAGCATCGACCGCAACGTCATCATGTACCTGATGCACGCCGACGGCTCACCAACTTGGAGCCTGGTAGACAACAAGACCGACAGCGGAACCATCCCCAATCAGGCCAATCATACATTCTCGATCTTCACTGGCAGCGGGGGTCAGGGGCCGCTGAACAACACCACCAGCGGAACCACAGTGGCCATTGTCGGCGACGGAGACAGCGGAACTCTCGTGCTCGCTTTGGGCGCGCCATTCTCTGACTCCGGCACCAACTCTGATTTCTCAAATAACCATGTGAACATAGGTGCGGGAAACGCCACGCTGGCGGCCTCCACGACCCTCTCCGGCATCATCACCACGACCTCTTTCGCTGAGGTCTATTTCACCACAGGGGCACTCTTTGGCTTCACGTCATCGGCCAGCGCCAGCGCCTACACTTTCACCGGGCCCGGCAGCGGCCTATCGGGTGTCGCCAGCACCAATTTCACACTGACGCCCAATGGAACGTGGAGCGGCACCGTCACGCTCTCAGACCTTGGCAGCGGGGGCACATTCTCCACCAATCCGATCATCTGGACTGCCAGCAGCGCGGCCAAAACGTTCACCTACACGCCCGCCGTCACAGGTCACATTACGCTCTCGACCAGCAGCAACCCGGCCATCACCGACCCCTCGCCGCTGACCTACGTGTCCAGCACGTCCACGGGAACCATCAGCGTCAATGCCTCAAACGTCTGGTACAACACCTACAACAATGTGAGTGACAACCCCAGCCAATCATGTTGGGCGGAAGTCCACGTCATCACCACCATCAACGCTGGGGGCGGCGCGATCGTGTTCACCGGCTTGACGAACAACTTCGGCCAGACCATCGGCGCGACAATGGTGGCCATCCCGGACGGGGCCACATCATCGGCCCTCATTCACACGTTTGGTGCCAACGGAACGGAATCAGATACGCTCACACTCTCGGCGGGGGCACACACGGTCACGTTACGCGGGGGCGGGCAGGATGTTCCTGGATCTACCTTGCTGGGTTCGTTCATTGAATCATTCTCGATCACTAACGCCGCCAGTTACAGCATCGCCGCGCCAGGGCCCAACGCCGCGGTCGTGCTGTCAGACTCCATTGGGGTGGGCGTCGGAAGCGGCACGCCAACGCTGCAAGGCTACACCATCCTCCTGCGCAACCAGTACGGGAAGGGCCTGGCCATCGACGCGGCGGGTGGTCGAACGCTCTTTGAGTACAGCGCCAACTATGCCGCGCTCGCGTCGCAACTCGCCAACTATTCGGCCAGCACCTACGTCATCGCGCTGGGCACCAACGACTGGAATACCGGCGTGTGGAATGCCACAGCGTTCGGGGCCGGGTATGCGTCTTTCATCGCCGCTCTTAAGTCGGCGGCTCCGGGCAAGAAGATCATTGCTGAGTCCCCGATCATCGCCAACCCCGAGTCCACGGGCGGACGGTCTCTCAGCGACTACCGCACACAGATCGGCATTGCGGCCGCAAACGCCAGCATCCAGTATGTGGACAGGTCTACCGTCCTGACCGCGGGCAATCTTGCCGACGCGTTGCATCCCAACACGGCGGGTCACGTCATTCTGGCCGCGTTCGAGAGTAACCTTTTGGCGCCCTCCATCTCCCTCACCCTCACCGCCGTCAACGGCAGTGCCGCCACCGCCGGACTCCTCATGCCGCTCTCCTGGTCTGACACCAGCACGCGGGGCATCAGCGGCAGCCTCACCATCGTCGCGACGAACGGCTACCTTTCCACCGGCGCGCTGATCGGGACCTCGGGCACACTGACCATCGTCAGCGCGGCCACCAGCGGCACCCTGACCTATGCCCCCTTGGCCGTGGGGACGGATATTCTGACAGTCACGGGCACCAACTCGGCTGAGTCTTTCACGCCCGGAACCCTTACGCTTGCTATCAGCAACTACACCGTCAGCGGGCTCTTTATTGTCAGGGGAGCCACGCTGGACCTGTACTGGAGCGACACGAATCCGGCGGCCGTGTACTGGACGGTCGATATCGACCACGGCGGTCAGGGATATTTGTGCTTCAACCAGAATTTCACCGGGATCAAAGCCAATGACTCACAGAGCCACACCTGGACCGTCAAAGCCATCGATTTTAATGGGGCAATGGTTGGCGAATCCACCGACTTCATTACGGGGCCAGCGACGGTGCGGTCAGACGAATCGCTCCTGCTGAACATGCTCTTGGACAACGCAAAAGGTGGATACTAAATGTGCTCAACAACCAACACCCAACAACCCTAACCCAAGGAGGCCGTCATGGCCATCGACCCCACCCTAGGCTTCGGCACAGTCGCCGGCAGCTCCTCCGCAACCCCCGCGGCCATCCTCGCGGACTGTGGCGCCCGCGCCATCGCCTTCTTCAACACCAGCACCACCAACTGGCTGGCGGTGAGGCGGGCATCCGGTCCCCTAGTCTGGGCAGGACCCGGTCAAACCGCGACACTGGTCGGCGGCCTAAGCGCCCCCAACCAGTCCGTGGGCAATGTCTCCGGCTTTGGCTGCGGAGCCACGGGCGGCGGTCCTGACACCACCAGCTCGCAATCCATCATCGTCACCATCAACATGATCCAAACCAGTTAAGGGGTCATCCCATGCCCGCCACGGCATCGCCATTGACGCCCGCTGAAATCAGCCTTTGGAGCAGCCGCCTCCTGGGTCCTGTCACGGCCCATGTGCGCAAGCATCTGGGCGAGGAGGCGTCGGATCTCACGGGAGGGTGCCTGTTCAAGGCCCTGCACCTCTACGACAAGTCCCGCGGCGATATTGAGCCCTACGCCAAGAGCAAGACCCACTTCCTCGTCATTGAAGAGGTGCGCAGTTTGGAGGGCCGCAAAGGCACGGCCCGGCACGAGGCCAACCGCAAACGCAGCTCGGTCGAGGACTACGACGCCGCCGAGGAGAGTGACCCATCCGAGGACCTGCGGGAGGCCGAGTCCCTTCGCAACATGGTCAAGACCTTGGAGACTGCGGGAGGGCCGGGCTACGGCATCTGCATCCTGATTGGCAAGATATTCTGCGGCTGCACCGAAACCCAGCTGCAAGGAGTTCTGGGTGTCTCTAAAACCACCATCTACGAACAGACCGCTGCGCTTCGACAACTTGTACCACTTGATTGACTGCTTGATGTTGTTCGGAGCCACCCTGCATGTGCAGGGGTCTGGGTGCCGCCTGCGACTGGCCCGATCGCGCAAGCGGTGGGCTTCGATGGGCATGGCGATCATCATGGCCAAGTGCCAGGACCCGAACATGAACCTGTTCGATTTCCGCATCGACTCCACGGGCACCGACCGCGTGCGGTTCTCCACCCGGACAAGTTCCTTCCTGATGCACACTTATCGCAACTGGTATTGGAGTGGGGAGGCGACCATGCCGGCCAACACGGTGCTTGACGAGAACGCGATTCTGTTCTGGTTGTTGGGACACTTCTCAGAAGGCCGGGTGGTCATGCCGGGCATGGGCAGCGCCCCCGCACTGGCCAAGCGGTTGGTGTCCCTGACCAAGGCGGTTCACGCGAAGGTTGTGGGGGATACTGTGGTGACAAGCCCGAAGGATGACGACAAAATCCTCAAGTGGATGAGTGTGTGGGTGCCAGGACCTGTGCTGACGAGGCGACAACAATAAACTGACCAGACCTCCCCGAGGCATCTACCATTCATGGTGCGACTGGAAAGGGCCTCGTCGAAGGGCGGCGTGTGCCGCGGCCGGGGCCTGAGCAGCTCCGGCTTTTTTATTTTTTGCACTGAGGAGTTTTTATTTTTTGCATGGGGGTTAGAGGCCATCCACGCCGGGGTCCCCGCAGCCCCTACATTGCCTGCGCTGCTGGGCTATCCGGGCTTGGACGGCGGCGTCCAGCGGTGCGGTACCTCGTGCGACGCGCGCGAAGTCGGCCGGGGGCATCCACACCCCCGTTCCATCGGCGCTGAATACCGCGCCCATCTCGGCCGCTTTCACGCGGTCAAAATCCGCCGGTACCGAGAATGGCCGCGATCCTGGTCTCATGGTGCGGCCCCCAGCACCACGCGGAACGGCCCCATCGTGAATCCCCCATTCTCCGTCACGCCATACTCGTTGTTCCAACTGTAACCGGGCGATTCCATGTGCCCGGGCTGGGGTAAATTCCAGACCATCGCATTGGCAATCCTCGCAACATCATCACTGTCCTCGGGACCCACGATGATCTCCATTTGAATGTCCGGGTCACCATCATGTATATAGATGACAAAATCTCCCCACGTGCCATCTTTCTGCTTGATCGAGACCGTGAATCCGCTGCCGGGGTTGGAAATCCAGTAGCCCCCGTTGTATCCCAGCGTCCCATCCCAGACGGTGTAATTGGATGCGGTGTGGGACTGCGGCCCCTGGAAATTTTCCGATAGGTGCGTCGGCGTGAGCGTGCTTCCGGTGCCGATTAGCGCCAGCATGAGCATGAGGCTGGTTGTCGCCGGCCGGGATGCCGTCCCGTTGGCGCAGACCGCTGCCGAGATCATTTCCTGTATCGTTGCGCTGCCGGTCGGGATTCCGCCGTTGTAGACGTCGTCGTAGTTGTTGGTTGTGTTCCAGATCGGGCCACCCAGCGGCGGGCAACCACTGTCAGTGACAACGCTGGTCATCGTCGCCGACGGCGCTGATCCTCCGGAGAAAACGTCGAGGACTCCAGTCCAGCTTCCGTCTCCGTTGCGCGTGAACGCCGAACAGAGCAGCTCCACAGTAGCCGTAGGGCCAATGATGTTGTATCCCGCAGCAAAAGTGCCATCACTGTTGTTTGTGACGACACCCATGCGACCCGGAGCCACGACGCCCACAAACTGGCAGCAGCCATCGGCACAAGGATTTCGGCCGCAGCAGCAGGCGTTGATGGGCATCGCATCTCCTACTACTGGGCCGAGTTCTGGAATTCAAACACGTAACCGGGGATGGTCGGGTCCCAATCGACGCGCCTGCGACCAAGCCCCGCCGGCTGAACATGACACCCTCCGGTCGTGCTTCCGTCCGTCGCCACGTTCGCCCCCAGTGATCCCGGCGTCCCCGCGATGCCATTAAGGTCCTCGCGCTGGTACACGTTGCCCGTGGAGGCGTCGGGGAACGTCGCGACGTAGGGGTTCCAGCTCGTGGGCCCGCTGCCCGAGTAGCCCGTGATATTGACGAAGAGGGAGGCGAGTCCGCCCGCGGACGTGACCGGCTCAAAAACATAGACCTCGTTGCCGTAGTCCTGCGGCAGGTTGGTGAACTTGCCGGCTTGGATCTTCTGCACCCACACGATGCACGCTGTCGGCGGCAGAACGGCCGAGATGGGCGTGTTGGCCGGCAGCACGGTCATGGTGTGGGTTCCGACCATACACTCCAGCAGGTTCGTGGCCACCAGCCACTTCGCCCCGCCATAGCTGCCGTCTGAATTCAAAAAGGAGGCGCCCATGTATGCCGCCACGGAATCCGTCATGGACGCCCCCTGGGTCTGACTGAGGGAGACTTCACGCACCCAGTACCGGGCATCGGGGAAGTCGGCTGTGCCTGCTGGACCGGCATTGACCAGCACGCCATAGAACCCGCCCTCCCCATTGAGATCGACCGACGTGTCAATGAAGCTGGTACCCAACGGGCCGCGTTGCACGGCCATGTGCCCGGCCTGGCCCGACATCATGCTCAGGTCGTTGAGCTGCGAGCGGACCATGTTCAGGGACCGCGTGGTGCCCCGCGGGATGAAGGGGCTGGGGCTGATCGGAGGTGTGGGAGTTCTGCTCATTACAGTCCTATCGGGGGCTGGGGAAATCCAACAGTTGTAATTGGAGGGAGCGACCCGGAGAAGATGTCCGTGGGAATGGGCATGGACGGGTCGGAGGATGGGATAGCTCCCACTGAGGACAGGTCCGGTGCGGCAACGGCAGCGGGTAGTGGAACTCCGTTCTTGTTGAAGGGAGGCTTGAGGTTCATGAAGAGGGCTGAGAAGTCCACTGAGGGCAGCATCCTCCACGCGGCCGTCCCATTGGGCGCACCCATGGCCGTGCCAAAGATGCCGCCTGCCCCCGCCGCACCGGGCATGGGAACCGTTGCCTGCTGAGGAGTGACCTTGGTGGGGTCAATGGGGGTGATGACGTAGGGGATCAACCCGTTTTGGGCAGTGTATACGCCGTAGAAGTGGTGCCACCCGTACTGATTAATGAGGAAGGTGTAGGTGCATCGGTGAATGGGGGTGCCGTCCGTCTGTGCCTGCCGGCCCATGTAAAGCAAGGCACCCGCAGGGAACCCCCAAACAGCCTTGGCATTCCACACAGGACGATGAGCGCCCGAGTTTATGGAAGGTCCGTTGTCCGCAGTGGATAGGAGTTCATATTGAGTTATCCTCATAGCTCTGGTGATGCACGGCACGTTGACCCGCGACACCACCGGTACATTGGTGTTGGTGGCCGCCACCATGATCTTCCCGATCTGACTCTGGGGCGCGAAGCTGATGACGGTCAGGCGGGTGTCATTTCCAGCACCATCCAACCAGCCGGTCGGGTCCTCGGCAAAAGTGCGCACCTCGGTCTGCTGATATGTCTCGTAGGAAACCTCCGCAAAGGCCCCCGGCATGATATAGCGGATGGATTGCCGGATATTGACGGTGCTGTCGGAGGTCCGGGGGGACAGGTCCACGGACTGAGCATAGGCCCCGTTGCCGGAGTAGTGCGGATCGCCCACACGCACCAAGGGAGCATCAGTCGAGTTGGCACCAGTGGCAAGTTTGTTGTAGGCGTCCAAGAGCATGAACAGGTTGTTGCCGGGGTCATTCCCGTCCTTGTCGTAGCCAAAAACAGTGATAGTTTCCATCCACGAAATGAGCGTGGGCGTGATGGAGAGTGATGACCCTTCAATGTCGTTTTGTAAATACGACTCGAACGACCCACTGGTGCCGTTGGGGTTGAGAACGAAGTTGGGGAAGTTGGCCTGGCTCATGGGTGCGCCCTTTGCAGTTGCTGGATGGTCGCGTTCAAATCCTCAATGGCCTTCTGGAGGCTGTTGTAGGCGTCGATGGAAGTCTCCTTGCTGCGATCCGTGAAGGAGAGCGTGCTTTCGGTGTAGGGGTTGTATTGCCGCACGCCGCCGAAGGCCACCTGCTCGGCCACGTCCCGCTGCGCGGACCCGAGGCGGTTGGACGCCATCTGGCCCTGAGCAATGGTCAACTGCCAGTCGTTGCGATTGGCCTTGGGGCCAAGGTGGCTGACATCGTAGCCAAACTGGTTCTGCTCGTAGTCGCCCATGGCGGCGTAGGGGGTGTACCGATTGGCCGGGTTGTACCGCTGGACTTCGTTCTTGGCCGAGCTAATTTGGTATTGCTCCTCGCGATCCTGATTGGCACTGGCGTCTTTGGTGACTTGCATCGCCTTGCTCGTGTCCGCGGCCACCGTCTTAGCGTAGGCGTTTCGTGCGTCAACTCTCTCCCTGTCTGCCTGTGCCAAATCCACCGACGACGCCCCGAGCAGGCTGGGGGTGTACCCCCGACCTCCCAAGGTGTACCAGGAACTGCTGCGAGCATCCGGATGTTCTTTGTCCCACTGTGCCATAAGGTCCCTGGACACTTGAGCGCGTGCCTGCTGGGTGGCCACCTTCTGGGACTCAATATCCGACCGAGCCTGCGAGAAGCGGCCGGCACCCGCCTGATACCTGCTCGACTGGATGCCCGACTGCCGGGTGGCATACCCCGACGAGGACCGCATGGAAGTACCCATGTCCTGCGCGTCGGCGAGGTTTAACTGGGCCTCGATCTGGTCAAGGCCCGCAGCACCCGCAAGCCCCGAAAGAGCGCCTCCGATGATAGGCACCGCCCCCAGAATTTGGCGGGGCAGTTGGGTCATGAGGCGCCCCTGCGCTCCTTGGTTACTGCCGGTGAGGGACATGCCCGCACTGTACTGGGACGCCGCACCAATGCCCTGAGCCACCACGTCCGCCACGAGGCCGTATATAGTTCCATAGATGATGTTGCGCAGGCCCATCTTGCCTTGAGGACCTAACTTGTTAGCGGCGTTCTTGCGTGCGGCCTCGTCACCGAAGGAAGCCTGTTCACCGACCACGCCAGCGAGGGCGTCCCCGACGATGGAGAATTCCTGATTGGGCATCCCCATACCCCCAGCGGAGATGTTGCTGAACCCCGGACCCCGCGGACCCTGACCTGAGATGTTGACCATGCCCTGCTGCTGGATAACTCGCTGCCGCCGTTCCTGCTCCAAAGCCACCGCCAAAGGACTGATTCCCTCTCCCACAAGGCTGCGACCAAACGGCGTTCCGCTGGGTCCAATGCCCCCCGTGGCGAACCCTGTGAATCCCCCGCCGATGGACGGGTTCCCCGGCCCCGCAATAGACGCCCCGCTCCGCTTGAACCCGTAGATGGTCTGGGCTGGCTCCGACACCTGCGTGGATGCCTCCCACTTCATCTTGTACTGGTTGAAAACCTGGTCGGCCTGTGCCAGATCCTGCGTCCATTGCGGGAGCATGAGCCGGATCTTGAAACCGAGGTCAGCCAGTTCTTCCATACGTCACCACAAACTCATCTGGGCCGCTTCCTTGGCCTTGCGCGCCTGCTTGAACCTCTCAGCCTGCGTCCCGGCTATCATCGCCGTGATCTCCTCTAGGGTCTTGGGCCTGAGTTCACTCTGCACCTTGCTGATGTTGGCTAGGGCGTCAAGAAACTCCGGCACCGTCAATCCCATCGCGTCCACGCCGTAGAAATGGGATATCAGCCACCGATCACGGACCCATTCTATCTCGCGCCGGTAGGCTAAGGGTTTGGCTTTTCCTCCTTGGGGGTTGGGGCAACGACCGGGGGCACCCATCCGGTCACACGCAATGCGGCCTCGGCCACCTGCACTGGGTCAAGCCCCAGCAGGTAAATGTCCGTTTCGTCCTCGGTCTTGCCGAGGGACTTGGCCAGGACCTTGAGGCTGCCCGCTGGCGTCTCGGCCCAGTTGCGCAGCTCGAAGATGTTGATGGTGTTGATCTCGACGGCCGCCAGCCGCTGGGCGCGCTCCGAGGCCGGCACCTTGGCCTCGTCGAGGTTCTTGCGCAGGATGGCGATGCGCTCCGCGGTCATGGCCGCTTGGAGTTCCGCGACTTGACGCATTTTAAGGAGGGGGAAGGTGAAAACAGCGTGGGTAGTTCCGTCGTCGAGAGGGAGGACATACGGGGCACCAAAAGACATGACAGACCCTTTACGTAAGAGGACGCCCTTGCGGGGGCTGGACAAAACGCCCGTGGCGGGGCGTATCAGGACACAGCTTTGGGCGCCGGGATCAGTGCGGCAACCTTGCTCTGCATGATCGGGGTCATTTCCATAATCTCGCAGGACAGGACCTTGGCGATGCTGGTGTACTCACCAGTGGTGGGGTCCTTCCAGTGCAGACGCGTCACCGGGCGATCTTCCGCCATGCCCACGACTTCGGTGGCGAACTGCGCCGCCGCCTCCGGCGTGTGCACGGACTGGGACTTGGAGATGCCGTAGGTGTGGGGCGTGCCCCCCTCCATCTCACACTTGAGCTGAAAATACTGCATAGGTCAGACCCTTTTCAAAAGCCCGTGGCGGGGCGATTACTGCGTCCAGGCGACCGTAGGCGAACCATCGCCCTCAAACCCGACCGACAGAGTTTGGTTGCCGAGGTACTGGACATCAAATCCCAGACCGCTGGTGATACCGACGAACGAGATACTGTCCCCGGCCGTCTGGAAGGTAAACGTCACCGTGCTGCCGGTGCGGTTCTGGCCGCCCATGTTGGCGATGGCGGTGGCTGGCGTGTTGTTGGTGCCGTTCTCCACGAAGCCGCTCATGGACCCGCTGATGGAGCCCACCGTGCCGCGCGTGCGCATCCAGCCGTCCCCAAAGCCCACGGCCTTTGCCGTGCCCTGCGTGACGGTCACGGTAAAGGCATTGTAGAGCCCCGGCATGTTGCCCGAGCAGGACGCATCGGTGCCAAAAAGTACACCAGTAGTTCCGGCCATGGTAAATCTCCGTGTTAGGCAACGCCCCGCGTGCGCTGGACGTTAAAGCGGTAGTCCAAGACACACCCGAAAATCTTCATCCCGTTCTTGTCGGGCGACATTTCAAGGTATCGAGGCTCCTCGATTCTAATAGGCAATCGGCACTCGTCGCTGCCTCCGAGGGTCCAACTCGACTGCACATCCAACACGGATGCGACAAATTCCCCGTTGGTCCAGTTTTGCTGCTGGTCCCGGTCCCATAAAGTGATCCTGATTTGGCTCCGGGCCACGTAGATGCCTTGGAAGCTCTGCCAGTTGGGGGTGCCCCCTACCTGCGTCAGCATGGCATAAGGCAGGGCCGGATACGGCTGGGGGAGGGACAGGTATGGGCCGTTGACGCCGATGAAGGTCTGCATGGTCGCGTTGGCGGCCATGAAGGCTTGAAGGGCATTCATCACGCGGAGCATCAAACACCCCCGCCACAGACGTGCTGGAGAATCTCAGGCACCCGTAGGATCGCTCGGTTGCGGCCGGGACCCATGTAGGGGCGCGGGGCCATCTTGGGCGTGCCAAACTCCAAGTAGGTCGGAACCCTGCCTCGCACGGCCCTGCGGCTGACCACCACAATGTCGATTTCTTCCGGCAGTCGGTTTTCCACCGTCGCTGAAATGCCCTTCTCCAGCAACCCTGTCTCGCGATAGGGGGGTGCCCCCGGAGGACTGTGTGCGGCTGCCTTCCCCGTGCTGTACTCAGTGGGGCATTCCGTGCCGATGCTCTCCTTGATGTCGTTCACGCGGTCATCCGCGATCAACTGCGCAGCGGCCGTCAGGCGGCCCATCAGCCACTTGTTCAAAATCGGAGCAAGGCTGTCCGTCAAGTCCACCATCACCACTTAGACGTACCTCCCGACACCGAGGTTGATGCTCACTTCGGTGCGCGAGCATCCCACAATCGTCGGCGGGTTGGTAAACACCAGCCGCCCCAAGGGATCGTTGATGCTCGCGCCCCGGTACAGGGTCGTGTTGCCGAACGTCACCGCGCCACCCCCGCCACTCAGGTCAATGCTGCCCGTCAGGATCACGCTATTGACGCTGCCGTTGCCGTTGTACCGCACCGCCGCCCCCGCATCGACCTCCAACGTGGCGAAGCCACCCGTGCCCGTGTAGGTGAGCAGGGTACCCGACCGTGACAGGGACGCGGACGTGGTAATCTGCTGGGAGCTGTCGTAGACGGCACCCGAGGACATGGTGAGGGTTTTCATGTTGCATTGAGGGCCGACCCACGCCTGCGGCGACACGCCTTGGGCCGAACTCGTCACGGTCAGGGTGTTGACCGTGGCCGTCTCGCTCGCTAGAGCCGCCACGCTGAAAATGCCACCGACCTGGTTGATGGTCAGTGCCGTGCCCTTAATCTTGATGGGGGCGTTGCCGACGCTGCCGCCGTTGCTGGAGGTCAAGATGTTGACCACCGTGCTGCTGGTGCCGGCGTCCCAGTTGAACACCGTGCTGCCGGAACCGATCTGCCCGCCCGCCGACGCCAGTCCAATGTTGCCCGTCGTGGCCGCGATTTGGAGGTACTGGTTGCTGGAGTTGTTGACCCCGAGCTGCCCGGTGAAGTCCATGACCATGTTCAGGGAGGTCAGAGCGACGGTGCTGTTGTTGAGGCCGAGCGTAAGCAGGGTGTTGTTGTTGGTGAGGAACACGATGTCACCGTTGACCGGCGCCGACCCGGTGGACCAGCTCCCGGCCGTGGTCCAATTAGGGGACGTGGCGTTGCTCAAAAATACATTGTCAGCCATGACTCACCCTTTAACGACAGACCTGGGGCGTTTGCCGCCGCCCGGTGTTGAAAGCACACGCCACTTGGTAGTTGCCAATGCGTATCTGCTGCAACAGGTCATTGACCCGTTTGATATTGCTCTCGATCCATTTGAAGGTGTCCTTCTCGTAGTTCATGCCCGAGGACTTGAACAACCACACGCCAGCAATGGTGGCCATCGCATCCACGATCTCCACCGGGATAAAGGTGTCATCGGTGGCGTTGAGGGGGACCTGATAGGGGCTGTTGTTGAGGTAGCCATTGACCTGAGCGTAGCCGCGGGCGATGGCGGCGTTGATGCGGGCTTGGTTAGCGGCCGGTGATTGCTGCACCCCGCCCACGTTGGACCACTGGGCCACAAACACCGTCCCCCAGACGGCCTCAATGTCGCTCTGCTGGATCGTGATGACCGACATGCTCAGGCCCCTAAAAAGAGGTGCCCGCCCGGAGAGGGGCGGGCACCTGTTCATGCAACTTGGAGGGCGGCTTAGGCAACCGGGAAGGAGTACACGCAACCCGGCACCTTGATGGCCGGGAAGAACGTATCCCCGGCAAACTGCTCAACCATGAAGGGGTTGAGGGCCAGGACGCCGTAGCCGAACATGCCAAAGACTTCGGTGCTGTTGGCGCTGATGATGCTGGAGTCGCCGCCGATGACCGGCGTGACGGAGTTGGGCACCAGGTAGGAGCCCTCAAAGATCTCCCACCATTCCGGCGAGGGGTCGGGCGTAAAGACGACGCCGTTGTTCGTGAGCAGTTTCTGGTTGGTGCCGTTCTGGTCGTTGAAGAACGCGCGGCCGGCCGGAATCCACTTTTTGATGCCGCCGAAGCCGTCCGGGATCACATTCTGGGTCAGGTATTGCTGATTCATCGCGGGGTTGAGTTTGAGGTACTGCTGGGCGTTGGTGTTGTTGCCGATGTAGCCAGGCACGGTGTCGTCGTAGAAGCAGTGGGTCAGTTCGTAGCCGGTGAGCTTGACGGAGTTGGTCTGGATCTGGAGCAGGTCGGTCATGATCGTCGCCGTGGCGTTGTTCCAGTTGACGCTGGTGGACGAGCAGCTTGCGGTGAAATTCACGTTGTTGGTCGGGAGGTTGTAATTGACCGTGGTGCCGCCGGCGGTGGCGTTGTCCACCACGGCGAGGTTGCCAGTGCTGTCGAAGTAGACCTTGCCCTGGAACAGTGCCTGGAGAGACGTGGCGATGCGGAGGTTGGAGAAGAAGCGCTTGAACTCGGCGGTCTGGTACTCGGCCTGTTCCTGACCCTTCTGGTCCCGGTCAAGGGAGGTCATCTTGGTGAGGGCGATCATAAGGGCCATGGGCCATTGCTGGGACTCAAAGGTGTGGAAGGCGGTGAACGGGATGTTGTCCACGTTGCGCAGGTCACGCCGCACGGCCGGAGAGCCGTACTGCACCGACCGCGCCGTTTGGCGGGTGCCGGTGATGCGGAAGTATTCGCCGCGGTTGCCGGGGAACTGGCGACCCGGCTTCATGAAGTCGTCGGGGGCGATCTGCGGGATGCCGCTTTTGACCGCGCGAATGACGCCGGTAAGGTTGCGGAATTGCAGGATTTGTTCAAGAGTTGCCATTTTGGGGTTCTCCGACAGTGGGATGACCGGAAAGGGTCGAAATTACAGATCAAGGAGCGGGGTCACACCCCGCTGTTAAAAGTCGTCGTCAAAAGTGAAGCCGGGGACCACAACGCGCATCTTGGTCTTGAGGTAGGCCCCCAAGGAGTTCGCGCTGTTGTAGTTGATGATGTTGGCCGTCTTGAACGGCTTGTTGGTGATCGGGATGAGCCGCAGGGGCACGTTCGCCATGCTGTTGCCGTTGATGTCGGTCACGCGCACCGGGAACAGGTCGCCGCAGAGAACCGTGGTGGGGATGTGGCTGCCGTCCAGCACGCCGATCCAAGTGCCCGCGATGAACGCGGTGCCCGGCGCCGTCAGGGTCACAGTGGAGGTCGTGGTGCCAATGGCGACGGCCGAGTAGGCACCCGAATAGGTGGCCACAGTGCCGAGGGTGGTCGGGGGACCCGTCAGGACCAAAGTGCCGGAGGTGCCGACGCGCCGCACGAGTTCCGTGCCCGAATAGTTGGTCGTGACGATGGAGGTCTGCGTGGTGGCGTTGGTGATGGCGTTGGTCAATGTGCCGACGATGGAGGCCGCATACTGGCCCACGATGGGAGCCGTCGCGTTGCCACCGGTGGTGGCGGAAGTGACCTTGCCGAGGACCAAGCCGGGGCGAAGTTCGGCGACGTTCACGGCACCGTTGTCGGGGTCACGGGTGTTGTACCCGTCGATGCACCGGCCTTGCGGCAGGAAATCGCCCGCCGAGGTGTCCATGATGAACAACATGCGGGGGGTCAGGGTCAGAGATCCGGGACCGAACCCAGGTTGGCTGACAGGAAATTGAGACATTTTCGATCTCCTTGGGAGGACTCATCTGGGCAAGACGCCCGCTTGGTTCAAAAAGCCATCGGCAGTGCGCCGTTACAGCACGAGTGTGGCGGCCACGCGGCCGTTCGCGTTGTCGATCATTTTCTGGGTCGTGGCCGCATCGCATTCCGATGGCGTGCCTTCAGGGTTGGTTTCGCGGCTGAGGACCGTGCGCTGGTGGCCGGACTCTTCCTTGAGCAGTTTGGCCATCTCCACCGGGTCGCCGGCCTCGAAGATGCTCAATACCATGTCCGAGAGGATGCCGTCGAGCCCGACCTTGGTGGCTGTTTTCTTGCTCAGGGCCAGGACGTTACGTTTGCCCTCCTCGCCCACGAGCTTGCTCATGAGCATTTTCTTCTGCGCGGGCGTGGCTTTGGCGCCGAGGGCATCAATGCGGGTCTTGATGGCCCCGGCCGCCATCTCCAGAGCATCTTCGTCCACATCCTTCGCCAGCTCCGCGATGGTCAACATCCGCGTGCCGGTCTTGGCCTGTTCAAGTTCCTTGGACAGGCTCAGCACCTTGTCCGAGGACTCCTTGGCGAGTTTCTCGGTGGTTTCCGCGACGGCCTTGGTCGTGGCGGCGGTAACGGCGTCGGCGATGGCCTTGTCCGCTTCTTCGCGGCTCAAATAGCTGCTGCCGCGGGAGCAGTGTTCCATGTGATCCACCATCTTCGAATGGACCTCATCCTCGGGATCGTTGTGCATTTTGAGGGCAGCACGGGCTCGGGCAAGCAGACTGGGGCTCATAGAAGCCATATCACTCTCCTGGTTGGACTCTACATAGGGTTCGGCAGACAGGCAGAGAACCTCCCTGCCCTCGTCTCGGGGATCACGGCAGGCGGCAATGGCCGCGGTCGTGCCCCCCACCTGCTCCCATTCCATGATTTGGCCCGGAATTTCGGGCTTGGCCGTCAAGGTGATGGCGGTAATGGCCTCGTCGTAATGGTTGCCATGGGCGTCAATGTAGTCGCGGTCCAGCTCAAGGCTGACCTCTGGGCACCGCATCATGAGGGCCTCAGCGTCCGCGTCCGAGGGCGTCACGTCGAACATCCCACGCCCGGAGTCGTCGCGGAACATGTTCACCACGTCGCCGCGCTTGGCCTCGGCCATGCCGGGGGTCAGCTTGCGCAGGAGGGGTTTCCCGTCCTGTGTCACCTGGATGTGGTCCACGGTCAGGGGCACAGAAATTCCCCGTTCGCGGAACAGTTGGAAGTGCTTCTCCCACTTCTTGATCCGGTTCGCGTCCACGGAGAACTTCAATTTGCCATTGCGAATGATGAAGGTGCCTTCACGGATGAAGTCCTTGCGGTAGACCCCCGACGCCTTCGTGAAAGTACCGAGGCCGGTTCCTTGGGTGCTGAACAGGATTCTGGTACTCATGAGGTCCTCGTAAAGGTAACGTGCTACTTCGTACTACAAAAAAGTGGAAATTCCGTTTTTAGGGTTGAAAAAGGTCAAATCCCTTGTCGGAGGTCAAAAACACGCGTCAGTTGCCGGTATGTCCGTTGCCATTGAGTTTTATAACGGCCTCACGGATGCGCGACATCGTTTCCTTGCCGCCATCACCGCCGCCGCCCACTGGACCCATGGCCTTGACCCGTTTGGCCACAATGCCCTCCAGTTCCACGGTCAGTTCCTCGTCACTCATGGGGTCTGTGGGCAGGGGCATCCCGGCCTTGGCCATGATCTGCTGGATGTTGCTGAGGGTGTTGACGGTCACAGGGTCATCACCAATGATCTGCATGGTGATGTCGCGCATGAACTTCTTCATGTCCTCTTGGATGGCGTCGGGCAGGATCTTGACCGTCCCCACCGCTGCCTCGCCCCAGTTCACTCGCAGGATGTTGTTCACCGGGCTGTTGGGGTCAATGGCCTTGCCGTTGAGGATGCTCGTCAGCCGCTCGTTGATGATCGCGGCTTGCACCAGGATGATGTCGCCGTGGGATTCGCTGTCGGCCTTGGAGCCTGATTTCTGGGCCTCAAACGCGCTCCGCTCCGGGACCAGGTACGCGCGGGCCTTCTGCCTGTCAAGGTACGCGAGACGGTCACTGAACCCCGGCTGCCGGCTGCCCTTGTCCTCCAACATCTCGATCTTCCAGCGGGTGCGGTCAGCCATGCCGATGTTGTTGAGGAAGTTGTTCTCCATCTCCCCGGCGAATTCGTTGCACACGGCGATGGGCTTGCCCGCGGCGATGCTGTCAAGCATCGTCTGGGCGATCTGGTAGTTCTCCGTCAGGTGCCCGTCACGGTTGATGCTCTGGCCAGGCGGGTAGTGGCAGACCAGGAACACCCCGGCGATCTTGCGGTCGTAGCGTGCGGCGCCCTCATTGGCGTCCCTCCACCACGGCACCACTTCCAGCAGGTTCCAGCACCGGCCGCGGCCATAGAGGTTACCAGACTCCCCATCGTGGGTGTAAAGGCAGGTCTTGACCGGGGACACGAGCTGCCCATTGTTGTTGAAGCCGTTGAAGTCCCCGTGCTCGTCCACGTAGATGCTCGTGAGGTCGTGCATTAGGGCCTTGAGCTTGGTCAGCCAGAAGGTGCCGGCGTGGGGGCCGTCCTTGAGCATCTCAAAGCACTGCTCGAAGCCGCACCAGCCGTAGTCCACGCCGCGGAGGGCGTCGTCAAGGAACTGGAGCCGCAGGTCGTCGAACATGGTCTGGATGGTGGCCGCGGCGTCCTTGGGAGCGTCCTTGGACGCCTGCACGACCCATTTGGTGGTCAGGACGGGGGCGAAGGCCATCGCGCGCACGAAGCGGACGCTGGGGTCGTTGAGGATTCTTCGGAAGTACGAATATTGCCCCGGCCAAGAAATGGGGAGGCCGTTCACGCTGTAGTTGCTGAACAGGCCTGGCGCCGGGGTGCCTCCGGGGAGGTTGGCGGTGGCTTCAGACCTCCATCCCCACGCGTTTTGTGCCCACGGGTCTGCGATCCCAACGACACCCGCGAGCGCGGCCGTGTTGCTGGGTTGGAACTGGGCGGCCTGCTTCCCCGTGCTGTCCCCGGTCGGAGGCGGCTCGCCCGGAACCACCCGAGGCATCTCTGGGTTCAAGGCAAAATTGATAGGTGTGCCCTTGATGTTGTTCATGAAGGGCAATCGGCAGGCCCATCAAGGACGAAGCCTCACAAGGATTTCTTCCCTGTCCGCGTCCCCATACCCAAACTCCACCGGATACCCGCCATTGGCCTTAATTGCACATTCCATGTCGTAGGCACATTCATGATGCAGGTGCTGGCTAAACGGCCCATCGTCGCCAATTCCGGTCTGGTTGCAGCACGATGTCCCCACCACAATGGACTGCCCACACCAGACGCAGCGGTGGTGCTTGCGGGTGGCCTTGACCATGACCCAGTCAGCGTAGTCGCTCACGTTTCTATCTCCTGCTGATCCGCCAGTGCCATTTCAGCCCGCCGCAGCAACTCCACCGGCACCTGCGCGGCGATGACCTCCAGCACCGGCCCCTCATTGCGGCCGTCCTCGGAGCGGCGCTGGCGCACGATGATGGGCTGGGTCTGGAGCAGGGCTACGAGTTCTTTTAGGGCGTTTTGCATGTCAACTCATTCATCCGGGCGCGGATGATCCTCATGAACTCCACCAACTCCCGGTGATCGACTTCGACAGCCCCTGCCACAATCGCCTCGGCACGCCTGCTCGGGGTAAGATCATAGTGAGGGATGCTGCCGTGTTCCTGGAACCATGACCTCTTCATGCCAATGCGCCGGGCGAGGTCATGGAGTTCGTCAAGGTTGGGGGAAAACAAGTGGCAGGACTTCGTGGGGCGTCCCCGAAGTATCCACCCAAATTCCATCAAAATATCTACATATACGGCCATCATCCACCTAGTACGCGTTGAGGCTTGAACTCCATCCGGTTCACCGGACGTAGCCAAAAACATATATACCCAGTCGCATCCGACGCGTGGCCCAGCTTTCGATCCTTCTCCTTCTCCGGCTGCCCCACATCATCCCGCGGCTGGGTTGCAAAGTCCACCACCAGTCGCTTGCACCGGGGGTTGACCTTTAAATGCACCCGACCCTCCAAATCCCGCAGGGCCATGTTCACCGTCAACACCCGGTCGTTCACCGAGGGATTTTTCATAGGTATATACATACGAAAAGGCACCCCCGCCTCCTTGAGCATCTTCTGGATCAGGCCGTAGTCCGTTTGCGTCGTCACCGTCGTCGGGCTGTTGCCGCTGCGGTCGCCGTAGATCGCCACATGCTTCCACGGGCACGCCCCCGGCCGGTGGCCCTCGTTCGCCAGCCACTTGATGAAGTCCTTCATCACATGCTCCGTGCGGTAGCCGGGGCCATGGATCTCGTCGTGGAAGATGAACATGTCCGCCCGCGCGTCATACTGGCAGATCTCCGCGTGCGAGCCGGGGTTGGTGTTGAAGTCGATGGTGAAGGCCAGCACCTCATCGGGGCCTTTTTTCAGTACCGTATTCTTGTCAAGGTTGCCGTCCTGTGTGAAATGGTCGTAAACGCGCGACTCGTTTTCGAGTTTGGGGTTCTGCTGGAACATCGGCCACCATGCCACGCTTTTCTGCGCCTCCTTGATCTCCTTGCAGTCTGCGGGCCACCGCTCCGGCCACAGGGCCTCTCCGGGGGAGCGACCAAGGGGATCGCCCACATCGGCCAAGCACGGCAGCTTGATGCACTCCCACGTATCCTTGTCCTCCATCATGAGCCGGCCGCAAAAGTCGTTGGTGGCCCAGCGGTGCATCAGGATGACGATGTTGGCGCCTGGCTCCTTGCGGGTCAGGAAGGTGTACTGGAACCAGTTCCAGAGGGTGTCTTGGATCGCCTCACTTACCGCGTCGTCGTAGTTTTTGATCGGATCGTCGATCAAGCCGAGGTCAAACCCAAACCCCAGCAAACTGCCACCCACACCCTCGGCCTTCATGCCCCCGCCCTGCGGCGTGCGCCACTGCCCGACCGCTTGGCTATCCTCCCGCAGGCTCACATGGATGCGTTTGTTCTTTTGGATCTCGTTGCGGGCCTCGGCGCCCCAGTACTCGGCCAAGTTGCTGCCGTAGGAGCAGACCACCACACGTTTTGTCGGGAAAGTTTCGAGAAACCAGATCGGCGTCCATTTGGATATAAGCATACTGTTATGGGTGGGGATGAGTTCCTTTCCTGCCAGATAAATGCCGTCCTCAGCCTCGACCTGAATACACCTGCCCATCTCAGGAGTGCAGGGAACAGCAGACACGAACCCTGACCGCTTAAACACGTACTCAGGATCTTCCTCGATAACCTTTCTCGGAATCCTAGTGGGCACCTTCCCTCCAGGTATGAAGGTGACTGAATGCACTGGAAGTTTGCCTTGTATGCCGCTGGTACTTAAAGCTGGGGCAGTTGTGTGACTGAACACGTTCCACCCCAATCCACGCACCAATTCCATTAGGTCGTCCCGAAGCAGGTCGCTTACCGTGACAAACACCACCCTCCCAGTCTTATCTACATATCCATCGGTGTCCACAAGACCGGCCAAAAGCTCCAGCCTCTGGTCGCGAGACGCGTACTTATAGGCGGCAGGAATATGCTTGTTATTGAGTACCCGCAAGTCGATCAGATGCTTCCTCACGTCCTTGAAACCGACATAATTCACTCCGGTAGTCTTGTGCTTGGAGTACCATGAGTGCGAGTACCCCAACTCCTCAACTGCCCTCAGGACCACTTCATCTTTGTCCGCGTAGCAGAAGTCCGCACCAGACGACCTGCCGTCGCCCAGCCACACCCCTAGGAAGTAGGGATGAAGGGGCTGCTCCTGATAGGGGAACTGCAAACACGAGCGTTGGGGCACTTGGTATGTGCAGCGGGGGGTTTTTCCCGACCTAAGCACCCGTTTCTTTCCTCTGGGGGTGCCGTACGGCGTCATGCCTGCCAGCCAGAGGGTGTCCCTAATATATGTCCATGTACCATTGGCGTTCTTCGGCGCCGTTGCATTTCCCGACCGTGCTGTGATGGCCCATTCGTGGTCGGGGTGGGTTTTGATCTTCGTAGTGGTCTGGCTTCCTCCTCCGATGGCAAGCTCGACTTCCATACTAGCCCAGTCCTCCTGCCCAACCGCAACGATTTTGGTGGGCTTCCCATCCAACCCGTAGACACAATCCCCCGGCCGCAGGTCCCCGTGCGTTTTCCACCCATCGGTCGTGAGCATGGGCGTGCTGTGCGCCAACAGTTTTCCGTGGCGAGCGGGGACGTTGACTATGAGCCGCAGCCCCCCCTTGGCCATCCCGCGCACAATCTTCTTGCTAATGAAGTCCAGGTGCCTCGCCGCCCGCCATTCACTGGTCTTGGTCCTGGCGTCGTATGTGACGTACTCCGCGTAGCTGGCCGGATGGCTTCGCTTGGCGATGTCATATTGCTGGTCAGGGGTGAGTTCGTCGAAATTAGGCATGGGGTTTTCCTTGAGGTTTGGCCGCTTCGGCTGCCGAGCGGGTGGAGTACCAATCGTGCGGGCACATGATCGCCGTCCTACCAGAGAAGTAATCGAGCGGCGGATCAGATCCTCCGTGGTATGACCAGCAGGTTGAATCAGGTGTGATAGTTTTTCCCGTGTCGGCGAACTTGGGGAACTGAGAAACCACCGCCCGCAGCTCCTGCAACTCCTGATTCGCCATGGCCAGCAGCCGCGTGAGTTCGTTGATTTCTTCGGTTCGGGATTTCATTTGCTCGCTCCTTTCATGGCTTGAACTACGAGGGCTTCGCGGAATCGCGCGGCAACCATTGATCCTTTTTCGCCGAAGTAGCCGTTGGCCGCGACCACGTCCAGTATGTTCGCGACATCCTTCACCAGATCACGCGGCAGCGTCACCGTGTCGGTCACCGCCCGCAACTCCTGCAACTCCTCGTAGGCTTTGGCGGCGGCGTAGATGGACCCCGAGTTTGGGTCTGCGACAAGTTCCGCCAGCCGTTCGTCGGTGATTCTCATTCTGCACGTCCTTTCCGTGCCGCCTGTTCGATCTTATCTGCTAGAATACTCATGTGCTTCCTTTCGCTTGTGCAAGTGATCTAAGGGCGCCCCGCAATATGGCCGTGGCCGTGTCA